TTCTCCCTCTCCGGGAGGATTGCCTCTATGATGATGCGTCCAAAACGCTGGGAATAGAGCAGATACACCAGCCTTTGGTTTGACTTTGACATCTTGAAACATAAATTCTGTTTCCCCTCCTTTCTTAACGTCATTTAGATACCAAATGAAAGCCATTTGTCTATCTTTCATGGTGGGGTCTTCGTTAGTTTGCTCATGATGCCAAGCATAATACCCCCCACCGTCTGAATATTTTTGTATTTGCATATGAGGATTTCCACACCGAACTGCTCCAAATCTGCCTTGAGCTGTTCTGACGAGGCAAAGTTTGCTAGAATACTCGGATTTCATGGTTCTCCAAGGATATTTTGAGAGATACTCGACTAAAGAGTGCAATAACTCTTCTCTGAGGTAGTCGTATATGTAAGCCCAGTCTTTGTCGTCTAGCTGTTCGTGGATCATCAAGTCCGTTGACCTTTTGATTGAATGGTTCAACCCGCTGCCAGAAATACCCTCACCTTTGTCTTGGGATTCCTCGAACTTATTTATGATTTTATCGCATACCTTAGTTGGCAGCGATTTTTCCCTTGTGTAAATTAGGTTACTCATATTAAAACTCCTTCTCTAATCCATAATACATATCTGGAATGTCGTCGTTTAACCTTAGGGGATTAAAGTTTAAGTTGGAAAAGTCAAAAGAAGAGCTCCCTTCGAAATATACTTTTAGGTTACAATTAAACTCGTTCACTTTCTCTGTGCAATACTTTTTTACCAATTCAAAGTCCACGGCTTTGTCCTCTTTTCCCTTCGCTACTAGGATAACATCTTTGTTGGCTAGATGGTTGTCGAAAATGCGAATTAACTTATCGTCTTTCCAGAACTCTACCTTCCATTGCTCTATTTCTTCAAAGAAATGGCTTCCCCATGTACCAGTTGTGACCGTCATATCCCCTATGAACTCATACTCTTCAAAGGAATTTCTTCTTCTAAACCATTTTATATAATAGTCAGAAGATTCTTCACTGTCACTCTTGATGGAGACTTTCGCTTCTCCGGCAAAAGAAACAACTGCGTAGTCTTCTTCTGTGAGGCTTACTCTCATTACCAAAACCAGACCATGTAATCTTCCTCGCACTCCTCGGGAAGAATATCATAATTTTTTCTTTTCATGCTTAGTTATTGAGGTTTTTGTCCTCTTTTTCTAATTGCGTTATAGTCTTTTTAAATACTTTAGACAATTTCCATTCGCCAAAAAGCATAAAGCTTGTTTCAGTCGCTTGCTCCATTAAATATATCTTGTACTCATCTCGTTCCTTTTTTGTTAAATACGGAGGCCGTGAAGTGCTTGAGTGTTTAGATGCTGCCTTTGTTTGCGGATAGGATATAAATTTAAGGGCGTAATTATAGCTAGACCACCCTACTAGATATGCTAAGGATAAGCTGGTTACGGCTAAAAGTATCTTATGTTTAATCATTAATATTTGTAATTATAACTCCACTCAGTCCCTTCAAGGTCTTTTTGATAGTCTACAGTCAATTCTTCTCCTTTTTCTATTTTTCTAATAGTTTCAAAAGAGTTCTCCCTTTCCATATCTAAGTTTAAGTTAGGTTCAGTTGAGGCATTAAGAAATTGTGTTATATGAAACATTTCCAGATCAGCAGGGTGAACAAAAAGACCTCTGTTGGATAACAAGTTATAGTCTAAGAGCATCTGCTGGACTGGTTCGTCAAGTTTACTTATTTCGTGACTGGTAAGTCTGATGGTACCACCAAAGAAATGATGATTCGGGGTAAACCAAGGACAAACCCCTGAGGGAATGTCCTTGATTGCAAATACCCCTACTCCGTGAGTTTTAGAAGGTTGGATCTTGCAATAAGCTTGATGCCTTAACCTTCCTAACACTTTACTTCTAAACACATGAGGACTCATTCTGAGAATATATATGGTACCCCGAGCTGGACTCGAACCGGCAACCCTCTGCTTAGAAGGCAGATGCTCTATCCAATTGAGCTATCGGGGCAACGCTTATGTAACTAGCCTTGGCCTATCTTCTTCTCCTTCTTCTTTTGGTGGCCAAACGCCGTCAAATTCAATAGAGTTAAGCTCTACAAGTTTTTCTCTAGTCTTTTTAAAGAAGGTAAGCTTGCCCGGGCTACCTTGGTAACAGTCGATATTTTTAACCTCGTCAAACGCTTTCTTGCGGTCTGAGGTGATTAACTTAACGTGCGTTGCGCCTCTGGGGATTGGGCTAAGCTGTCTTTTTAAGGGCATATGCTAAATTTTTAAATACGTCTTCGTATTCTTCTTTTACTTTAACTGTCTCTCTCCTGAGTTGTATAATTGTGCTAGTTGAGTCGATATGCGGATAGAAGGCTTGAACTTTCTGCGCATTAATCGCTACTACTCTCTCATGGTGGCTACCTTTGAAAGCGTTAGAGCTTGTTCCTAGTATTTCTGTGAATTCTACAAACATCTTATGTAATGCTGAATGATTTTTGTTCTACTGGTTCTCTATACACTCTATAACTGTCGCTGTCTTCGTGGTAGGTGCTTGTTTCTATGAATTTGACGTCGCTGACTACGGCTTTAAGCATGTGAGGCATAAATCTATCTAACGTGAAAACTTCTCCTTGCGAAAGGGAAACTTCGTACTTTTTAGTTGTCTCAGTATCGATAATATCTATGTCTAACTGACCTTCAAGTATGTAAAAGCTCTCATGTTTCTTGGCGTGGAAGTGCATTGAGGTGCCATGTCCTTTTTTAATAAAGAGAATCTTACCGCAATAATTCTCGTACATGTTATTTACAAGCCAGATTTCATGGCCCCAGTCTTTGTTTACTATCTTTGGTTTGCTTAAGGCATCCATCACAATATACCTTCATTTTACCTTTAACTTGTATCCATGTCAAGTTTATTTCTTCAAAGGTCTTTTTACATTTAGCGCAATCTGTCATCTTATAGATCGGCTTCCCCGATATCAATAAAATAGAGAAGTCTGTATATTTTTTCTCTACCTACTGTGTCTCCGACTAAATCTAATGGTATCTCCATATTCAGATCTCGGTTGGGGGTAAGTAGCCATTCGGCTACCTCGTTGTCTGGCATTATTTCGCAGCATTCGTTTACAACGTTAACGAACTCGATTAAATTATTTTTTTCTATATTCACCTAGCGTCGCGCCTCTTTCTCCATTCATCGTATTGTCTGCGGCGTTCGTTTTGGTCTATGTCTGATTTGATTTTGTATTGTCCCGACTGTAAAGACTCAAGTCTTTTCATAATATACTCTTTTTTTTCTTGGTCGTCTATTCTGCTGATATATTCAAGTCCTTTTTCGACAATGCGCGGATCAATTTGTGGTTTACGGGAGGGGACTTGCACTATATGGGCTTTTGCTGGAGCGGGAGCTGACTTTTTCTCTTCTTTCTTGCTACTCTCTTTACCTCTTGAAGATCTGGAGGAGCTTCTCTCCATTAATACTTTTTTTACTGGAGCTTTCGTTACCATCGTGGGTAGGCCATTATTTTCAAAAGACATCAATTCTTCACTTCCGTTGTTCGATACTAAAGCAGAATTTTTATTTATCTTTTTTAATTCTACGTTGTATTGTTTTTCGTTTATTGCAAGAGATACAAATTTATCGGGTTCTCCAGATTTTCTTAGTACTAAATGAACTTTTCTAATGCCTCTGAAATGCGTCAATCCTGTTAAATATAAGGCGGGCTTCAAAATCTCAGATGCAGGAGGCAAGATAGGCCTTGTTAACTCAGCCGTTAATTCAAAAGCATTTCTTTCAGTTATCCCGTCGTACAGATTACTTTCTGCAAAAGCAGAAACCGCAAACAATAGTGGTAATAGTCTTTTCATTGTTCTAAATCTTAGTTATAATTACACCCATGGATGTAAAAGAGGTTTATCGGTTACGTCCAAGAAGCCGCTTCCGCCTTCAAGGTCGTTGTCTCCCCTGCGGGCAATTAGGTGGCAATGAGCGTGAAAAACTGTTTGCCCCGCTTCCTTGCCGCAGTTCCAGCCAACGTTAAAGCCTTTTACTTTAGGGTCTTGGTCTAATATACGTTTTCGTTGAAAAGTTATAAGTTCATGGATACTTTCTCTTTCTTCGTCTGTTAAATCAAAGTAAGTCAGTACATGACGGCGAGGGACAAAAAGAGTATGGTATTCTGTTACCGGATAGGCGTCCAGAAAAGACGCGGCATACTCGTTTTTATCCATTACAAACTGCGAATCAAGGTCGCAAAAGGGGCATTCTTTAACGTTCATTCTTAAATTACCATTGATCATTCCAATACCACCCCCATGAATCTCTTCTGCCGTAACGGACATAAGCATCATATGAGCCTTCATGTCCCGCATTCGTTTTGCGCATTTGTCTTGATAGCCCATGAACCCAAGGAAACCATGTATATTTCTGAGCCTTGAAGTTTTCTATTTTGGTGGTGGATCTATCTTTTAACCATTTTACGTCTACGCTGCCATATGCCCTTCTTATTCCGTACTTGAAATTAGAACCATCAATGTAATATTTACCTTGCGCAGTTTTTGTCCGCTCGTCCAGCCATCTTTTGGTTTCGACATGACCATCTGCGAAAGCTAATGCTGTTCCGTCAATGTGGTACTTACCCGGAACGTCCATGTCGTATACTTTATGGGTAGGAGGGCCTTCGTTCATAACTACCCGAAAGCAACCAGCGTTTATAAATTCAAATGGCATTTCTATAAAAGTAAAAATATTAGAAGGTTTTTCTATGTCGGCTTGTTTATGATATATTTTCCATTCTTTATCATTTTCCACTGGCCAGCCAGACCACCCTCCCACGTGGATATTCATGCTATAGCTCCTATGACGCGGGAAGATCTGTCTTAACTCACCGGCCTTGTTTGTTATTCTGATCATATCCTTGTCCGCTGGGCATTTAAATACCCCAACAGAATGGCCCACGTAAGGATAAAGGGGAGATTTTTTTAGAAATTGCGCTTTATTTAGATATTGAGAAAGATTCAAACTACCGGGTGCCCATGTATACTTCGAACATCTTTCATATTTCCAAGAACTTGAATATAATATTTTGTCACCGTGGTCATCGCTGAAAATCATGTGACCCATTTGTAGCTGTTTTTGATTATTGATGCATGCTACTCTTTGTGCGACTGATTTAGACTTAGCAATTGCTGGCAACAAAAGCGCCGCTAGAAGAGCGATGATAGCGATTACCATTAGTAATTCAACTAAAGTAAATCCTTTTCTCATTGGTATGGTTTCCATGTAGGGTGACTACCCCAGCTATCGTTCCAATACCAGCCCCATGAGTCATATACTTTACCATCAATAGTTCGATGATTGCCAGTTCTATTATACCGCCCTATACCTCCTAGGCCTCCTCCATACCATTCGTGAGTATTAGGGTCTGGCACAATTGCTCTTTCTCTAAGCCATGCGAGGTCTCGATTATTTGGACTTACTATTTTATCTGTATTAGTAGTTGGGTCCATTGCGTCAGATGATATATTTATTGTGTCTTCTTCGAGCCATCTTTTAAATTCTACATGCGCATCTACGAAAGAAATAACAGAACCGTTATTGTGATAAACTCCCGGCCAGTCTTGAGAGAAAAAACTTTCACCATTTTTAAGCGTTGGCGCTACTCTAAAGTTCCCAGCGTTAATAGATTGAGGCGGCATTTCAATAAAGGTAAATAACTGGCTAGCGTTGTGTACATCATCGTAAGTATGATGAATTTTGTATTGGGTATCTGATAACCAAGGCCATCCTGACCAACCACCAACAAAAAGATTTATACTATAAGAGCGAGGCCTGTTGACTATTTTAGGTTTGAGTGTGTCAGATATAGGCCCGGGTATGCGAACGGTTGACTTGTCGCCGGGACAATGATATATACCCATACCAGCATAAGGTTTTAAAGGCGAATAGAAGAGAGGTCTGTCAGTTTGACCCCATGCACCGTTACCGCTCATGCTATCAGCAACCCACGCCCACATTCCTGAGGGCTCACCAGCCCATGCTGATGCATATGGAAATCTATTTTCGTGATCTGCTGCAAACTCTACGTAAGCAAGGTTGAGTTGACGCTGGTTGTTTATGCATGCGGCCTGCCAGCCTGTTTGCTTAGCCGAGCTCAATGCGGGGAGCAGAAGGGCCGCTAAGATTGCGATAATAGCTATGACAACTAGTAGCTCAATTAATGTAAACGCTTGTTTCATTCATCCTTTATTTTAACTGTTCCATATTCGTAAGAGTAAGGGTCAAGCCTAGCCTTCACTTTATTGATTAGTTTGGTTAAAATTTTAAAAATGAAAAAATAAAATTTATATTTAAAAGTCTTTTCATGTTCGTCCTGCTTACTCCTCGCTGCCTCCCACTTCCTGTTCTCTAATTCGATTTCTTTTGCAGTTCTATGTATTTTAAATTCATATAAACGTTTTGCGTCAAGTTTTCCTTTGCGAAAGACAAACACAAACTCTGCCCAGTGGACATTGCCTTCTTTGTCCTTTATATGATCGTAAAAATCAACTTCTCCCGTATAGGTCGTGGGTATCCATTTACTTCCTTTAACTTCTTGGAGGACCGCGTCTCTATCGTTCTTGTAAAGCTTTTGTTTGTAGAGCTTGTAGATCGCCAGTTCGTTATCCAAGGATTTAGTTTGGAAAACGACTCCTGAGATAGAGCCTGCGAAGCTCTTTGTCGTCTTAAGTAACTTCTCTTCCTCTTTGGTTAGTAAGCCTTTCAAGTAAGACTTCGGTATTACTATTTCATCAAACATTCCCATCGGTATCCTTTTTCTTATACACTACTCCGCATCCATCTGAGCTGGTCGTTATTGTTTCTTTTACTATTAAAGTCGCCCTGTCTGACAGGAACTGCTCCCTTTCTAGCATTTTATCTACTTCAGTTAAGGCTTCGTATTCATTTGCGTTTCTAACCTCTATGTTGCAAACACAGGTTATAATGGCTCTTCTTTCCATTTTAAATTACGGCTTATTGTATCTATTTGGTTCTTTTTTCTTCAACCATTTTATTGATTTTACTTCATAGCCAGCAGATTTTACAATTTTGCGAATTTCAGTAGGGTGTACTTCTGGACCCCAATACTCTAAAAGAATGATCTCTTTTTTAGTAATCATTTCTAAATTTTTAACTTTTTTAGTTTTCTTGAATCCTATTTTAATACCAACGGCACAAGAGGGACAGACCATACCGGGAATCAAAACCTCTACATCTGGGTCGACTGCTTTGTTTCCAAAAGTTGGATACGCTCCCGATAGAGAGGTAACTAGCAGCCAGCCCATTAATAGGCCAACAATTGCAATTATTAGTGTTTTTCTGTTAGCTCGCATTTTATTCTCCTGTTTTGAAAATTTTCATTAATTGGTTAAGCTCTCTTCGGAAATCATCTGCCATTTCGACCTTTATAGCGTCTTCGTCTTCCATTATGGGCATATCTTTTACGATTTTATCGTACTTTCTTATAAGCTTCTTTATGAAAGAATAGCACTTTCTCGGCTTTGACCTGTCAAATTCTGAGATATTCATTTAAATGTTCCTTTTCTAGACCTGCGTCTCTTTTGAGATTGATAGCAAAGGCTGTTTTAATCTCATGGCCGTTTTTAACAGCTCCTTTGGGTTTAATGTCGTTAACCAGTATCCTAGCTCCAGATGTTATGTCGAAAATAATCTGATCGTACTTTATGCCTAGGAAGTCTAAGGCTTTAACGGTGTGATCTTTGTGTCTTTTTGATCTGGCGGTGGTTAGCACGACTTTATCTTGTTTGGGGATGTTTTTTAAAAACTTTTTGCTGGAAGGTAGTGCGATCTCTTGTCTGAATGACTTTGGGCCAAACTGATTTATGATGCTATCTAAACTTTCATTAGATGTGCTTTTTAGCAAGGTCCCGTCTAAGTCAAAGAACCATGTTTTGCCAAGCTTGTCTTGAATTTCTTTATTTTCTTGAACTCTTATCTCTGTGGAGACTTTTTCCGCTGACATCATTCTTATATTTTATATTATATACTGTTATTACACTTGGGTCAAGCTAAAAAGAAGAGGGGGGCCGAAGCCCCCCTTTGGTATTACTTTATTACAATATCACCCCCGCGTGACTCGGGTCGCCTTATTATAACCATTCCAACTTTGCTCCTCGGTATGTTCAACTTCCAATTTACTTCTGGAGTGGATTCATTAGCTCTATCAGCTATCCTGTGGGGAATATAATATGGCTTATGGTATTGTATGATAAGATTGTCACTCTTTCATTGTGGCCTATTTCCTCTGCCTCCCCGACGAGAGCCTCTGCTCCTGTCAGAGCCGGGTTTACGGCCTCTCTTGCGGCTTTCAGCTTTCTTTTCTCCATCTTTAGGAGAGCGCTTAGCTGCGGCCTTCTTTCTCCACTCTGCTGTAGCCTTACGAGCTACTGCTCTTTCCTTCTCGTCTAGCTTACCGTCTTTGTTCTTATCGAACTTCTTGACAAGGTCTTCGCGTGAAGGCCTACGACTTGATCCCTTAGCCCCTGAAACATAACTCTTTCTTAGGGCTGCTAGTTTCTCCTTGGCTTGCTTTTCTGTAATCTTACCA